CATCAGCTAGTTTTGATTTTCCAAATCTAACGACTGCACGACCTACCTTGTCTGCTTCGCTAATTTCAGCTTTCTCAATGACACCTATTTGCTTTTCAAAATCGTGGTTAAGCAATAAAGGAGCTCTACCACTTGCAATAAAAGAAAAGTCAATATCCTTTGGATTATGACTTAATATTTCTGTTCCAAAACTTCTGTCGTATGGTTCTTCTGAAGAAAAAGCTAAACCGACAGTTCTTTTTTCTTCATCAATTTTTTTATTATTAAAACCAAATACTCTAAATAGCTTTTCTTTAACTGATTCTTGTGTTGCTATTTTATTTGATTTATTTTCAAAAGTTAAATCTTCTGCTTTTTCTTGTTCAGTAACTTCTGGCTTTTTTTCTTCTGATACAACTTCTTTTTCGTTGCTATCAGATACTTTCCCGTTCCCTGTTTCGTTATTGTCATCTGATTTACCAAATGTTATTGTAACTGAATCTTCATTTTCAGTAATATTTTGAATATGTTTTTTTTCCATACTTTCGTTATTACTCATTTTCTTCACTTTCTTCAACCTCTTGTGGTTGATTTTGTTGATTTTGTTTTGTTCCAAAAGGTTCAAAAGCTAATTGTATTCCAAATTTCTCGGCTAATTCTTTATCTGCTTGTATTTGACTAAATACATCTTCAACATCACGACCATAACCAGACTGAACATCTTGAAAAGATAAAAAACCATTTTCTACACCAACTTTTAATGCTTCAACTTCTTTTTTAGGGTCAATCCACTGCCAACCTCTTGCTCTCCAAATAGGATTATTAAATTTAGGTAATTTAGATGGTGGTAATCCTCCTAATAAGTCTGTTAATAAAGTCATTTCTAACCATTTTGAATAAACTAAATCGTGGAAGTTTCTAATCATTCTATATTGTTCACATTGAAAATAATTTCTTTCTTCTAATGCACCTTGTCTAATACTAGAATAATTTACACTTTCTAAATCGTTTGCTAACGTACAATAACTAATATTTAAACTACTAGCTATTGAACGAATAATAGATTTTGTAAAATCTTTAAATGCTGTTGTTGGGTGTTGTGGGTCAAATGATTGAAATTCTGTTCCTGTTGGTAATTGTTCAAATGTACCAGCTTCAGCAAACATAACTGGGTTATTAGTATCTATTTTATCTTCTCCAGTATAAGCATCACCATCGTTTGATTTAAAAAATCCCATTTTACTTGCACCAACTCTAGCTGCAACAAGTTCAGCTTCCATATAACCATCTAACATTTTTAAATCTCTTAAACATGCCGATAATGGAGGTATCCCACGAGTTTGATGTGGTCGTTCTTGATGGTAATAATGAATTATCTCGTTTGCTGGAACTATATTATATTTAGCACCTACATAATCACTTACTACTAAATCATCGTTAGGGTGTACTTTTAATAAATGATAATTTACTGGCTTACCAAATTTATTAATTTCAACTCCCATTCTAACTTGATTACCATTTGTTAATTGTAAGTTTAAATCGTGGTCTAAAAAATCAGATTCAATAAATTCAATCGCAAATTTATTTTGATTATCAAAATTTTTAATTAATCTTATTAAAACTTCTCCATCTCTAGCATAAGTTTCTGCAAATAATCTTTGACAATCAATCCAACTTAATTTTCCATCAGCAGTACAATTATATCCCCATTCTTTCCAACGTCTTTCAATTAAATTATTAGCAAAAGAATCAAGAGCTCCATTTGGGTCTCTACTTCTTACTTGTAAATGAACTCCTTTTGCACCAACTATATTATCTACATATACATTAATATATCTTCTAGCATACGCATTATTTCTTGCTAAATCTCTTGACCTATTTCTTAATACTCTTAAACTTGGTCTAATTTCGCTATCAGCAGATTTTGAAGTTAATACAAAATTATTTAATAATCTATTTTGACTTGCACCTGAAAAATAACTTCTTTTTGTTTTTCTGCTTCTAAATAAATTTAAAAATCTTTCTTTAAGCGTCATTAAATTGTACCTTTACTACTCTACCTGTTCCATCATTATTATCTCGTCTAAATTTAGCAATTTCTTTTTGATATTCTGCTTTATAATAATTTCTCCATTCCATTAATTCTCCTATTGATAATTTACTTAAAGACCTACCCTGTATTGAATAACTAGAAACATCAGCATCAGCTCTACCTTCTATTAAACTTTCAATTTTATCAAGCATTGTTTTTGCATGACTACGAGTATCACCAGTAGAACCAAAATAATTATCTTTTACAGTTATTTTTCCACTATCAATAATTAATTCTTCACTATCGCTTGATTGAGTTACTTTTAATACCCAAAAATAATCTCCAGTAGTATATCCACCAGTTGCACTATTATCTAAAGTAAATTTATAATAATCATCAACTTCTGTAACTGTTGCAGTAAAAGAAGTTCCTCCATTACTTTCCAATCTTGCCGACCAAGACATTGCATAACTACCAACTGGATAATCTGTTAAATCTTTTCTAGTCCAAACAACAGTTTCGCCTTTATAAAATGTTACTGGTTCTTTTTCTGGTATGCTTGTAAATAAATTTGCCATATTATTTTAATTGTTCCACGATTTTGCAAAATTACTAGACTTTTTATAATGTTTCAACCTATTTGGGTTGACTTTATGAGGATTATTTGCTTGCTGATTTTTTTGTTTTTCAGCTATTCTAGTTAAGTCCGCATTTAATAATGTAAAAGCTGAAAGTGCATAAACTCTGCAATCCAATGCTTCGTTTCTTGGTCGCATTAATACCCACTCTCGTTTTTTAAACCCCCTTCTATATTTTGTTACAATTTTTTCTGCTGTTAATTGTCTAAAATATTCTTCATTATACTTTTTAGGAAAATGACAATATCCAGCACCATATTCCTTTATTCTTAATCTTGAATATATTAATTCTTTAGCAGTATCAACGCCAAGAGGAAATAAAGTTACTTTTGCAATATTATTTCTATTAGGTCTGCTAACTATCGGCTTACCTTCTCCACCAATACCTTTAACTGCAAATACTCGTCTTGCATATCTAGGTTTGCAAAATTGATAAACCATATTTGTATGGTGTCCACTATCTATACAAGTCGAAACTATTTTAAGTTTAGTTTTATCTGGTTTTTCATAGGTTTTTGTAAGTATTAATTCAAGTTCTTGCCAAATATTAGGAGCTGATGGGTCTCCATAAATAATATGATAATCAATACTCCATGTTTCTTCGTTTAATCCCCAACCAACTATTTCACATTCTAGTCTATCATCTTGAATATCTATTCCTGCGGTTAATAAAATAACTTCATTTGGTATTGTATAATCTTCTCGTCTTTCAAATAAACCTAAATCATCTATTCTTTCACCTTCATCTTCCCATGTCTCTCCTAAATAAGTATTAACAAATACTCTTAATGTTTCAGGTTGTTTTTTAGCCATTAAAAATTCTCTAACAGCTTCTTCTAATGTTACCCATACAGAATAAAGACCATTTAAACTAAAACCAGCTCTACCATTAAATTTTTCAGTTGCTTTCCATTTACCTTTTTTAATATTAGTTATTCTTTGAATATCAGTCCATTTAGTATTACAATTTTCACATATATATCTAACAGTCTCAGGTTTATCTTTGGTCCATTGAACTTGCGACCATTTTAAAATTTGTTGTTTTTTACATTTATGACATGGAACATAAAATTTTCTTTTATCACTATTTTCATAAGCATTTTCTATTTGACTATTACCTTTTACAGTTGGAGTTGAAGTTAATACTAATTTACTATCCCAAAAAGTAGCACTTCTTCTTTTAGCTAATAGAACTGGGTCTCCTTCGGTTCCTGCAGTTGGTGGGTATCTATCAATCTCATCACATAATACTATTTTAATAGGTCTTGATGCTAAAGACGCAGGAGAATTAGCACCACAAGCTGTTATATGTCCACCATCAAATACTTTATGTAAAACTGTATTTGCTGAATCTTTACTTTTTACTTCTGCAACGCTATTTTTTAAAATTTGACTATCTCTAATCATTGGAGCTAATCTATCTTGCGACCAAGCTCTAGCCATATCTAAAGTTGGCTGCACTACTAATATTGGAGCTGGTGCATAAGCTATATAATAACCAATAGCATTTAATAAAATTTCAGTTTTACCTACTTGTGAACAAGACATAACAACAACTTCATTAATTGCTGGGTCATTAATACTATCCATTATTTCTTTTTGAAAAATAGCTCTGCTAGTTTCAAATTTACCAGCTTCACTACTACTTTCGGAAGATAATATTCTAAATTTATCTGCCCACTGACTTATTGTTAGACTTGGCGGTGGTTTTATTAGATTCATCGTCTTTTCCAACACCTTTGTCATCGCTTGTGATTTCATATAACGCCTCATATATTTTTTCTTGTAAAATTAGTTTAATTTCGTTTATACTCTTAACTGTAACAACAACAGGAGCAACCTTATTTGGTATTGACAATAATTTTTGTTTCATTTTGTATATTAATTCTAACCAAGTGCGTTTTACTTCTTCTTGAGGTATTAATTCGCTTGTTGCCTTCATTTTTTCTATTTCTGCTAATTCTGCTTTTGCTTTAATTAACTTATTTTTATTTTTAATTACTTCTTCAGCAGTAAATTCTCCACCAGCTTTAGCTTTTAAAAAATCAACGTAACCATGAACACTGCTAACTAAATCATATTTACCTCTTTCAGCTTTAGGTATAATACCATCTTTAGCCAACTGTTGTACTCTACGTTCAGTCAGTTTTAAAAGTTTTGCAATCGCAACTATATTAAATGAAGTAGCCATTAATGTCCTAAATCATAATTTAATTGTTCTTCATATCCCCAATACCAATTACCAAATATATCTTTACAATAATGAGCACCTACTACTTTACCTTTATAAAAAGTATATGGGATTTTATGAGTTACACTTTTATAAAATGCTTCATCGCAAGTTATCGGTCTTAAGGTATAAGCAAATGGAACTTTAATCACATTTACTTGACTATTAGTAACAATTAAAAGATACAAAAAAAAGACTTTCACTATACACCTAACATTCTTCTTTTATGTTTATTAAGTGTAGATTTCTTATATCTTTTAGGATTGCCACCAATTGTTGTTTTTTTAAATCTTGCATTACTAATATGTTCAACCTTTGCATATAAATTATTTTTTTTCTTTGCCATACTTTGCTAACTTGTTTTCATACATTGTTATTTTTTTAATTATTAATTCATCGGCTTCTTTTTTAGCTTCCTCTACTGCTTTTACTTTTTCTAATTTTAATTTTTCTATTGTTTGGTCTTTTTTATCATTTTGTAAATTAAGAATAGTTAATTCATCATTTTTCATATCAATTTCTTTTAATAACTTTTCTTCTCGTTCAACTACTCTATCTTTTAATGTAGATAAATAACTTATTGAAT